TAATCCACTCTTATCTGACTCTCCATTATTCTCAACCTTAACAGTTTTATACTTTTTTAATTGTCCTAAAAATTCTCCAAGACTTTCACCCTCATAGTTAGTCAGTATGAATATAATCTCCTGGATATCCTCAAGATCATTAACAAAACCACTAAAGACTTTATCATAAACATCTATTAGTGGCTTAACGTCGTCTAAATCACTTGTTGATATATTATTATTGAAAAATGGTATAAAAGGAATTGCACCAAAATCATGTTGGAACGTATCACTTTGCTCTGTTATCTCAGTATCAACTATGAAGCTCGTGAACATTGTATACGCTTCTAATCCTGCATCAACAGTGGAACTTGTAAGCTTTCTAAAAGCCTGACATTCAGTGTTATTCCAATACTCATAAACATCATATGTCTGCCCATTTTCTGATAAGTCTTCATAAACTCTTAGAACTCCTAGCAATTCTCTTTTCAAACTTTTGGACCATATAGGAATTATCTGTTTACTATCAACTGCAGCATACTGGAATTCCTTATTTTTATCTATCCAATAATGCAGCCATCCAACACCACTATTAGCAGCATTAATACATACGTCTTTACAAGTTTTTGCGTAATCATCACCTAGTACCTCAGATATACTTTTGTTTGCATCTTCGTTCTTGATATCAAACAAAGGCGGAGCAGTAAACATATAACTTGCTTTTTGATTTACTAATAGTCCATGAAACTTACTTGATATTCTATTATCTGCATTCCTTAAAGGATTCTCAGCTTCATCTGTCTTTTTCTCTATAAATAAAATATCATTTTTATTTGCATAATATCTTTCGGCTATCATTGATTTTGTTATCATATCTGCATGCCTTAATGTATGATCTTTGATTAACTTTTTAATTAGTTCTAAATCCAATCGATTCACCTTCTTTCTAACAAAATAAAAATATTAGCCTTTCCCACTCTTAAACTATGATTTATTTTTTATCTGCATCTTTATCATGAAACTGACAGACACTAGGGTTACATTTACTTAAGCACCCGTAAGAACTTATATAATGGCTGCATCTTAGACAACCTTTATAAATTGAACTTTGATAACTCATTGAATTACTCCTTTTCAATTTCGCACTAAATTTGTATTTAGCGAAATAATTATTAATATTTTATTCAAAACAAGCCTATTTCATAGCTTCTTAATGAATATTTCATTATTTTATGCATTTTTTCGGAATATTTATACTAATCATTTGTGTATAATATGCAAGTTTACTTTAATATACCCATTCCATTAGAAGAATTAATCTTTTCAGCTATTCCAGTGATAGTATCTGGAGCATCATCATGCTTGTTCTTACCTTCACGTTGATATTTAATTAATGCATCATGGAACTCCTGCCATTTATTATTCCATCCTTCAGGAAAATACATATGATCCATAATCCAAGTCGCATTTGACAATATCCTTGCCTGTTTATTCTTAGATTGATGGAAAGGCTTAATAACTGTCTTATTGCTATTGAATGTATATCTTAAAATCTTTTTAACATTTCTAGCAAAACCTTCACCACCATTATTACTTTCAATATCTGCTCTATTAACTCCATCCTCATATAACATTTTTGCAACTGCAGGTTCCGTCTTTTCCATTGGTTCTTGTGTATAAATAACATTAATAATATAAGGCTCTTTATTATATTCAATATAATCAATTGAACATAAATAATCTTCGCCCTTATCAGCTGTATCTGTGTAGTTTCTAATTGCAGTATATACTGGTCTTCCTTTATCATCTGTAGGCAATTTAGTATATGTCTTAAAGCTGCTATACAATCTACCCTTAAGGTCAATAGGCTCTTGCTGATAATTGGCACTGAATATGTCAGCACCCATGGCACTCTTTTTACTCATTGCACTTTTATGAGAAAGAACTTCATTACAAAGCATAGTACCATCATCTTGAATAGCTTTCATAGAAATATGCTTATGTTTCTTCTTTTCTTTTTTACACCAATCAAGAATTTTGCCTGCTAAATCATCACTATGCCATCTAGTCATAATGATGATTATCTTTCCACCTTCCTCAAGTCTTGAAAGCATTGTATTAGTAAACCATTCCCAATGTTTTTCAAGCACAGCTGCATTATTTGCTTCTAGTGCACTTTTAATTAAATCATCTATAATCATAAGACTAGCACCAAAACCTGTCGCAGTACCTGTAGGTGAAGTAGCAAGATAATTATTATAACCATCTTCTAATGACCATAGGTTCATAGCACCATCACCACGTTTTATATTTACCCCTGTGAATACATCAGAAAAAACTGGTTTATATTTATCTGCTTTAGATTCCTGAATAGTATTTCTTACTCCTTTTGAAAACATTGTTGATAAAGTTTCGTTGTAGGATCCTGTCATAATCTTTTCATTTTGATTTTTACCTAAAACCCATTCAACAAAGTTTCCTGCTGTTCTTGACTTACCATGTCTAGGAGGTTCGTTAATAACTAATACTTCATCATCACTTTCATAGAATTCCTGAAGATCATTGCACAGCTCTACTAAATACTTTCTATCTGGTTTATAAAAATCAGGTGCTTTTAAATTGCAATAAAAAAAGAACTCACGCTTTGCAAGTTCACATTTAGCACCTAATTTAATTAATTCCTTATCCATCATTAATCAACTTCTTAAGATCATCTGTGCTCAACCCCTCATATGGGTTATTAATATTTCCACTCACTTCAACTTTATCTTTAAACATTCCTAAGTGGCGTGCTACATTTTCTAATGCTTTATCCTGATCACGAAACTTTATTTCTACACCAGATTGAGTTTGTTTTACCCCAGCATAAAGCAATTTGGCTTTAGTACCAATATAACGTGTATCTTCAACATGAATCTCTTCATGTCCTTCGCCCCTACAATAAGGGCATTTAGGATGAGGTCTTAATAATCTATCGTAGCCATAACCACCACTATCAGAAGGAATAACAGGCTCTTTACTTTGTTCCTTAGCTATTACCATAGCTGCTTGCACAGCCTGTTGATATTCTGTTTCATCTCTCCATTGGTATTGATGGTTTATTCCAAAACAATGTCTACAACACACACGCCTTATATGAATAATTTCATTTGGATCAGCATTAGCTATATCCCACCACCTTTGCAAAACCATATCTTGAGTTATTTCAGTTCTCTTAGCTCTTTCCTCCATACGCTTTTGTATGTATTCTTGAACCTTAGTATTTCTTAGCAATTTACTTCCATTAACAGCTGCTACATCATCACTTTTTACCCTAGGATAAGCCTTTTTATAAGCTCTAGTAGCATTAAGGTCCTCAGTTGCTAAATATTCATCTGCAAATATTCTTTGTTTAGGTGTAAGCTTAACCAATAATGCCACCTCACTTTCTACAAAATAAAAGACACCTACTAAGTAAGTGCCTCATTGATAAATTTCTATGATACTATATTATCACATGCTTTCAGTACTTTACATGTAAAAAAAACGTATTTTTTCCGTATATTTTACGTATACTTTTTTCTTATCCAAACTAACTCTGATAATTTATTTACAGCTGCTCTTTTAATCTTACCGCAATAATCACCATCCCTATTAGTTATCATCCCAACTTTATTCCATGGATTTCTTTCGAAACATCTTAGTTTAATTATCTCCCTTTCCTCTTCTTCTAAAGACTCTAATGCATTATCAATCTTACTTATTAAACGCTCTTTGCTCTTTTTTTCTTTTAACAACTTAATGATCTCTTTTTCCTTTTTCATAAGTTCATTTTCTACACTACTATTAAATGCATTAGTTGGACCTGTCTTTTCTTCGTAAGTCATACCTTTTACGCCATCACATTCTTCTCTAAGCTCTTCAATCTCCAATTCCAAATTAAATATCTCAGCTTTAATTGATTTATAATTAAAGAGTACTCCATCAGTCTTTTGATATAAATTTTCTTCTTTTTTAACCTTATCTTCCACAATCTCACCTCATTTTTGTTATATGTCACATGAAAATCGAGGTTGTCACAACTGTATTTGTTACATAAAAAGTTAGTAATACCAATGGTTTGAGGTCACTTGTAACAAATGTACGCAAAATTTTAAGTTTGCACGCGTATATATATATTTATTTATATTTATTATATATATATATATTATTATTATGTTATATTATATATATAATATATATAAAAGGCGCACAGTTATGCGGTTTCCTCATGTAACACCCATTTTTTTACTTTTTGTGACAACATTTCTTAAGCTAGTGTTTAAGCCAATCTTATGTAACACGAAAAGTCACATAAAAATTATCTAATAGTTACAAATTATAGCTAGCAACTTCTAGAGCTACTTTCCAATAGGCTTCTAATAAGTTTTTACTTTTTGATTTCTTCCGAGTGCTTTCTGTTGTACTGCCTACTTTTTCACATAACCAAATTAAATAATCGTTATGAATGTTTTTTTCAACTTCCAACCATTTATTTGTCTTATCCTCAATAAACTTCCTTAACTGTCCTTCAACAAAAAGAGGAATTCTACTTCCACCTTTATTAGCTTTTGTTATCGTAATTTGGTTTTCACTTCCTATTACTTGAACAACATTCATGTCTCTATCGTCTACACCATCAAATGTAAATAAATCTCCTATCTCACATTTCCACCATTCAATAAATACCGCCTGTATTGTTTTAGGTTGCTTTAAAAATTCCTCTGCACTTATATATTCCATAAAATCAACTCCTATAAATTAATTTCTTTCTTAAATTCCTTGAGCTCTTTTATCTTAGCCACAAGCTCTGATGTGCTGCTACATGACATATTTAACTCCCTGTCCACTATACTTTTAAAAGCGAACTCCACATTTGGATGATAAGAAATAACTTTCCAGTCTGGCTCAAAATACTCCATTGTTCCGTCTTCTTTTTCCTTAGGCTTTGGAGTATACTTTTCTTTTACAGTCACGTTAAGCGCGTCCGAAGTATCAATTTTATATTTTTCATATACTGGAACACCTTTGCTTTTCCTACTATTTAGCTTAATAGCAGTTATTAAATCTGCCCTTGAATATTTATCACCTAAATAAATTCCCTTACTTGTAATTAAAGTTATTTCGCCAGTAAAGCAACCTTTATCACACTCCATAGTTACATTATCACCAACAAAAAATTTATCCCCATTTTTGTCCACAATGTGATTAGCACATTTATATTCCATAATTATTTCTCCCTTCTACTTCAATGCTTTACTTAAACAATATATTTCTTCATCTTTTCGATAGCTTCTTTTTCTATCTGCTTTATTCTGGAATATGTTAGATTTAACATTTCCTCTACTCTCCAATATTTCTTATGATCAATATGAACTACTTGAA